CGCATAGGGCTATCTGTGCGGTTGTAATTCTCCATCCCTGTAGCTGGCGCTCGTTCTGCTATTTCAACCGGGAGAATAAGTAGTCCTGAAATCTACGGTAGTAGGGGGAGCATTTCGGCGGAAAGGGATAGTCACTCTGAATGAGATAGATAGTAGAGTTGGTCTAGTCTCAGAGTTATTTCAGGGGCCATTCCAAAAGACCGTGTTTCAGGATTAGAATTACACTAAAAGCATGTTTGAAATGTAATCTTTCACCCTAGATTCTTCCGTAGAAACATTCTGGCTTTTTCAGGTATATCTACCCTCAGAAACCCGTTTCTATCCCTCTTTGTATCCCGCTGTAGATCTGTAATTGCAAAATCGGGATATGAGTGGTATAGAAGCAGGTTTTGCAGGGCTTATACCGTAAAAAAGACCTGCAAATTGCATTACCGGAAACCTTTGATTTGCAGGGGTTTTCAAAGAGCATCTTCGGGGGCTAATAAGTACAGGACTTTTTGAGATTTAAATAGGATTTTGGTAAAATTTTTGGGGTATTTAAAGAACTTTCCTGCTATTCTACCCTAATATATAGTCTGTGCTATACTCTCCACGCCGCGAATTGCCTGGATTTTTACAATTGACCCTATTTTGAACTTACATATCGCTAAAAACGACCCTTTTTAATTCCCTATTAAACTGCGCTCAGAAAATGCCCGTTTTAATCCCTAAAGTTTACTGAAATCACTACTTTTGAATTACAAAAAGGTACATGCCAAAACACCCTTTAATTTTACATTCTGACCCTTTTGAGACATCCCTGAAAATAGCCCTAAAATTTACATAAAAACCCCTAAAACGAGGATTTATGAGAATCTACGTTTATCCCCTGAAAAGCGATTTCTGGAAATGGCGATTAAGGTACGATTCTGACGATGAAGATTTTGTTTTTCCAGGCTATTTCGAGACACGGAAGGAAGCAGAATTATCTGCCCGAACACTTAATCCCGAAATCGCTGTAACAATTTACAAATGACCCCCTCCTACCTCTCGGTTCGAGAGGAACAAAAATGACAATTGATAAAGAATTTCAAGAGAAGGTAGAAAAAGAGATGGTACTTGCGAGAAAACGTGCGATGGAAGCTTTGCGGCAAATTAAGAAAGAAGGAATAGTTCTTTTGCGCTTACCGAAATCTGGTACTTGACAGACCCGAGGATCATTGCTACCTTGCACTTGTGCGGATATGGCTGATCCCCATATTCGTGCAGGGAGTGACTGACCCGAAGGCAATCCTCTGACCCGAGGAGCGCATGTAGGGAAGGTGCTGCCGAGTGAGGAGCGAAGGGCAGACCGGAGGCAGGTAGCAACTGCTCGCCGGAAGCCTCGGGCCGGGTCAAGCGCCGGACACCATCTCACGACGGGACGCAAGACCCCGAGAGGCAGGCAGTCCGAAAATCCTATTATGCTAAATAGAGCCAGGGTCTAGGACTTGGAGGTAGGCAATCCTCTCTCCCGACAATTTTACCCCCGGTCTTCGGGCCGGGGGTATTTTTGTGCCCTCATATAGAAAGGAAAGCATGGTGACACGATTTCAACAGCTAGGTGCTTTTGTAAACAACATTGGTAACTGCACTAATCACTTTCTGGATCATTTTTCAAACGCTGGCGGTAGATATGTCCATCCTCTTCTTCTGCAACTCGACGGCCCTGATCGACCACAGCCTGTACCTCAGCCTGATCCTGCTGTTGAGAACCTAAAAGCAATTGCGCAATTTCAGGATCGTTGCCTGCAAAGGGGTATTGCTTGTGGAATCGAGGCGGTTGGTTGGGGTGGTGATGCTGTCTTAAATGCGATGGCAATTGCGAATGTTGTCCATCAGTGGAATCTTGGCCCGATTATGCTAAACCTGGAAGCCTCGTATCAGTACCCGGAAGGAAATTCAGCTTTGATGCCCCAGCTTGTCAGGGCAGTTAGGGTTCTTTGTCCTGGTCGAGCAATTTTTGTTTCTACAAATGGAATGAATTCCGCTTCGATCTGGAATGGTCGAACGCTTACTCCTCCGCAGTCTTTTTATGATTTGGGAATTCGGGTATCTCCTCAGTGGTATTCGCATTATTATAACCAGGACAATCATTACTTGCCCAAAAATCAAATGAAGTGGTTACGCGAAAACGGAGCTACAGATTTCAATTTCAAAGATATTTCCGGCGCATCAGGAAGGGGCTTGCCGAATTCCTATGTTCACGGTACTCTTGAAGTAACCGGGTTAGAGGGTTCTAGTTTGGAGCAGGAGCTTGATGATTTACATGAAGCACAAGACTATGGGCATGGAATGGGTTGGATAATGTACGATCTTGAAAATACTCCTGATTCTGATTGGCCTTTGATCGTAGCAGAACAGGGGATTTCATTCCTGGTTTGAAACTCAAGCTAAAGGTAATTGTTGTTCCTACAGATGATCGTCGGCATATGCCTCATATCAGGGAGGGTAAAATTAGCGGAGAGATATTTTGCAAAAATAATGAACGCAGGAAAGAATTGGGCTTGCATCCTGTTAGGAGGGAAAATGAAATCAACTAATGAATTGTCTTCTCTTTTTGTAGGGAAGGCTGAGATGACAGGGCTAGAAGCCGATGTTCCAATTTATAAAGCAGAAACAGAATTTGATGTTTTTATTTGCGGGATTTGCGATATAATGTGGGCTATGCCTGTGGGATTTGTTGTTATGCGAAAAGACGACCATGAGTGGTGGCATTGCCCTAGAGGCCACATGTGGCGTTTCTAGGTTACATTTTATGCGAACTAGGAGATTAAATGAAAATTACTAGTGGAAATCTAGGTCGCAGAATACCAACAGACTTCGAGCATGTAGAGAAATATTCTTTTGCCGCTTTATCCGAGCCCCCTGCGCTAGTTGCAGAAAGAACGCTACGCCTTCCCTGGTGGCACCGATGGCATGACCAAGGGCAGACAAGCTCTTGCGTAGGCCACGGCGTTGCAATGGAAAGAGCAATTGTAAATGGAATGCAGAACAAGCTTTTGGGGATGATTCCGTATTCTAGGCATTACGATCCAATTTCAATTTGGAATGAAGCAAAAGTTATTGACGAGTGGGCCGACACAAATCCTGGTGACAATCAGGGTACGAGCGTTCGTGCCGGATGCGATGTAGCTAGGACTAAGGGTGTTCAACGGGTTAAATGGATGAAATTGGTTGATGACGTTCCTACTCCGCAGAGGGAGCAGGATTGGGACGAAAATGAAGGAATTTTGACGAATCGTTGGGCAACGACAGTAGACGAGTTGCGTACTGTTATTTCAAATGGCGCGGCTGTAGCTATCGGCGTAAATTGGTATGGTGCCTTTGACATTCCTCAAAAAAGGCCAAACGGAGAGTGGTGGATCAGAGAAGACAATTTAGGTGGGATCAGAGGAGGACATTGCGTAACTCTTTATGGTGTTAGCGATAAGCGTAAGGGGTTTAAGATGAAAAACTCCTGGGGAAGTAATTACCCACTTGTTTGGATTCCTTATACAGTCATGGAAAGATTACTAAACGAGGATGGCGAAGCAGCTTTGGTGACAGATAGATAGGAGGGGTCAATGCCTATTAGTAAATACCCCAAGGGAGCGCGTAAAGCCTATCGTGCAATGACGAAGCGATATGGAGCTAAGAAAGGCCGACAGGTATTTTACGCGACAGCCAACAAGCGTGGGAAAGGTAAGTCCAGGTCTGCTAAAGTCAGAAGTGCATATAGGAAACGCCGCAAGAGGTGAGAGAAAAAGAACGAATATGTAAAACTTGCGGAGCGGTCTATACAGGGAAAAGTTGTTGGAACTGTGACACGAACTTTTCTGCTGGTCATGCTGATCCGCTAGTTGTTTTAACGCGAGAACTAGCCGATGCGCTAGATACGCTTAACTATGGCGAAGCCAAATCTGTTTATCGTCGTGCTGGAATTGAGCAGAGACAATTTTTGAGAGTAAAGAATCGGCAAACAAAATACACTTCGCTTCATGTAGCTGACGCAATCTTGTCGGCGTTGGAAAGACCAGAGCTTTTACATAATGGTACTGTTCGTGTAATTCCTAATCCGAGATGGACAAAGGAAAAATGGGAATTTTATCTAAACTACCACTGTCCAGAGGATAACTTGACAGACTTCTGAGGGGCAGCTATAGAAGGTACTGCCTCCCTCCTGGTAGGCGTTTGGCATTCGGGTCGAGGGTCGGGGAACGCCGCATTCCCCGGCCCTCTTTTTTGTTCCTGAAATGTCATTAGCTATCATCGTTTCATGCCGTATAGGGAAGAAAAACTCCTCAGTTGCCTAGAACACAAAATCCTTTGAAAAAGAAGGCAAGTGTTCATTCTTCATCGGGTGGCTTGTCTTACGCTCGCGCTCTAGCTCGTCCTGACGAGTGGGCGCTTGGTATGGGCTTGAAAGTAGACGGCAGACATTTCTCTTTGGCAGGTCGAGAGTACGTCCGTCAAGTGATCCGAGATACTAGTGATGAAATTGTAATACCGAAGGCCGCCCAGATGGCTTTTACAGTCACTTTTATCACTAGGACGTTACACTGGATCAAGGAACGAAAGTGGCACCATCTCTACCTCTTGCCCCTGAAAACAGGGGCAATTCCTTTTGTTCAAGCCAGAATCGACCCGGTGATCGACTCCAATCCTGCTTTGCGTGAAAATTTTCAAACGGTAGATAACCGTTTGCACAAGCAATCGAAAGACGCAATCAATCTCTATATCAGAGGAACGAATATCGAGCGAGAGCTTCAGGAGATTCCCGTTGACGTTCAAGTGTGGGATGAACGTGATCGGATGGTAGAAGACAATTTAGAAGAAGCTCGGCATCGCTTGGATGGTTCCAGAATTAAAAGATTAACGATTCTCTCCACTCCCACGGTGCCGGGGCATGGGGTCGATGCTGATGACGGTTGGTGGAGCAGCGATCAGCATAGATGGGAAGTCCCATGTCCCGGCTGCGCTAGATTTCAAGTTTTGTCTTTTCGGGACAATGTGAAACTAGGAGACACTTCCGATGAATGTGTATTGGAATGTGTCCACTGTCACCGAGAATTTTCAGATACAGAGCGTGCCAATGCTAATGCGTATGGGGTGTGGGTTCCTAGCAACTTAAACGGCAAGACTCGAGGATACCACATTTCACAATTTAATTCTCCTACTCAGCCTCTTGCGAAAATTATGACCAGTTGGTATCTCGGTCAGAAGAACGCAAGAAAGCTGAAGAGTTTTTACAATCAGTCATTGGGAGAGCCTTATGTTGCGGCGGGGGATCAGCTTACTCCTGAAATCCTGGACAAGTGCCGAGTTTCTGGACATACCCTGGGCGGAATTCCACAAAGCGCCGTATATGTTGGGGTCGATATTGGAACTGGAATTCACGTCAAGGCTTCGACGCTAAATAGATTCGGCCATCGCCAGCTATGGAAAATGATGGTGTTGCGTGAATGGAACGAACTAGACAATTTTCTTTCTAGCTTAGCCAGCTTTGTCTGCATCATTGACGCTCATCCTGAAAAGCGAGCAGCCCGAGACTTGTCGATCAAGTATCCGGGCCGTGTCTGGTTAGGGTTTGAATTTGATCGACCGCAGACTCAGGAAATTGCAGTTTGGCATCCTGTAAAGCATGGCGAAGCTGCAAAGGTTGTCATTGACCGGACAATGGCATTCGATACTGTAATTAAGTCATATTTGGATGGGCACGTAATCCTTCCTGCCGAAGCACGAATGTTAGGTGAGGAATTTTCCAGAAAAGATTTTAATGGATTTTATTATCAGATGTGTCAAATGGTTCGCGTTGAAGAGGAGGATACAACTGGCAGAATCGTAGCTCGGTGGAAAAAGAACAAAAATGCAGATCACTGGCATCATGCAGATATGTTTGAACTGATCGCAACCTTGCAAAAGCCGAGTCTGGAAATTTCTTCTGACGTTTTGAGGGCTTTTGAGAAAGCGGGGAGTCTTGCGGCAGCCTGAGAACAAAATCAGACCAGATGTAAAGCGTATCCGTCGCAGGTATAAGAAAGACCTGAATAAGCGGAAAATTTTTGTTGTTGGTGAAGAAAATCATGCGCGAGCAATGGTGGTTGTTCTACGACTTGCTGGATTTAGCCATTCTCAGATTGCAAGTGTTGTCGGCGTCTCAAAGGGTCAGGTAAAAAAGCTTCTTAGCGAGCCGGAAGTTGCTCAGGAGCTTGTCGAGCTTCAGGCTGATCTGCCTCGGGCAGCCCTGGAATTACTTCAGAGCTACACGATTGAGGCCGTACAGGCGCTTGCAAGTGTTCTACGTGAGACGAAAGATGACAAACTCATTATTCAAGCGGCAGGAGAGATTCTTGACCGTGCTGGAATTCCGAAAGTCAGCAAGTCGGAATCTAAGGTGGGCCGGACTGAGGAACAAATTGTAAAATTCTCAGATGATGGAATGGTTGAAAAACTTCGCCAGCTACCTCCTGAAAAGCAGGAAGAAGCAGCTAGCATGATCGAGGGACTTGAGAATTTTTTGAGCGAGCAGGCAGGTAGTGAATCGAATTAGGTATATCTATTCGCAGCTATGGCCGAGATTTTGGCTGGCAGTTTTAGCTGCGATTATTTTGATTGTGATTGGATATTTTTTGTCTTCAACCACGGAGCTTATTTCAGGAGGACGACCGCCTGATTTTTGTATCAAGCATCCAATGCATCCCTTTTGCACGACGGCTACGACGACAACTACTACTCCTCCTCCGACAAGTACCACGACTACTACTGTCCCGCCTGTAACCTGGCCTGTGAGCTATACGAACGGCCCTATAGGGAGTCTTAATCTTCGGATTCTTCCTCCGAGTCAGGGTGTTCTAAGTGGCGTCAGCGAGGGTGGCCCCGGCTGTGGTTGGGATTGCCAGACGACTCGCATCGCAGATCGCGAAGCCTACGCCGGGCGCAAGCTCGACCTCATCGGGCTCTTTGCCGGCGCTCCGAGCGGCGGATGTTGGTGGTCGGACGATATTCCCTTTATTACAATGGGAAGAGATGGGCTAACC